CTACTCCAAGAACAGTTAAATCATAATCAAGTCGTTTTCTGATATCATCGTAATGATTCTCATCAAACATTGTGTTGACAGCAGTCTCTTCAGCTATCTCAATAGAAGGCTTAAAATTAAGCTGCATATATAACGCCAACTCCTCATCTGTCTGAGGTATTTGTTCTGGACTAATAGTAAAAGGATTGACTCCTGTATTTTTTTGTATTTTCTCCAAAAAAGGTTTGGCAATCATTTGAGTTTCAATCATCTCTTGATACTTACTTCTCTTAGACTGAGACATAGCATCTTGAGAATATGCCTTAACCTTAAACTGTCTGTCAGACATACCATTAACAACAATATCAACAAACTTAGGAATTATAGGAACAGGTGTCCAATCTAAATTTAGATACGATAAATCACCATCAACAGCAAGCTCATTTTTATATTTGCCAACAGATTGCTCTCCACGAGCATATAATCTTAACCTATGAAAGTCTCCCCATTGGTTATAAAATCTGCATCCTGCACCATCCTTTTTGAACCATTCGTATTGTATGGCTTGACCTATCTGTAATCCAAACTCAGGAGATTTCTTCTCAGAGTCTGATACAAATTGGCTTGGGAAACCTGCAGATGATATGTTTACGTTAACATCTTTCATCTAATAATTTCGCTAATATTTCCTTTATTGCTGTATCTTGCAAAGTTAATGTTTATTTTTGATTGTTTTTTCTCAGCCTTATATAGATGCTTATTAACAGCCATTAAAGCCAAGCCTGAACTTATTGTCGCATCAAACTTAGTTCTATTGGATATGTCAAACTTTGACCAGTCCTCTAGCGTTCTATTAAATGGCATACTACCTATCTCATCAGCATCTCTATACGTTGCCTCAGTATCAAATCCTATGTGCTTCTCAATGTAAGACTCTATAGCTGCTGCGTGAGCCTGCTTAACATCTTCACTACTATTTGGTATACCTCCTAATTCTCTTTCTGTACTAGACAGTTTATTAAATGTCTTATCAGGTCTGTTCATACAAAATCCTCTGTACCCTCTATTCTTAAAATGATACAATAGCCTTGGCTTATTATTTTCAATAAGTATTGGCATACTATAGAAAACACACGCCATTAAAACTTCCTCAAAAAATATCTCTGCAGTCTGAGGTCTAGCCACATACTCTAAGAAGAACTCATTGCTAGGTGCTTCATCCATATTGAACATAGTCACGCCATGAAGTGCACCATTAGAACCGCTACCTCCAACAACTCCAGATATGTCATACGAGTCACATCCGAATGCACCTATATGGTCATTACCAGGATGCTTCACATTGTTACGTGTGATGGTCCTATTCTGTAAGTTTTTATTAGGAGTCCAGCTTACGTTAAACCTACCTCTTTTATCAGGGGTAAATACAACCTCGCTATCCTTAATACCATCCTTCCAATGGAAGCTCCCTCTAGTGGTATGATGCTCTCTTATCAGTCCATCGTTATAGTCTATCTGCTGATATATTTTAGTCAGATTAAATAACGACTGCTTGCTCTCATCTCTGAATGCGTGAGACTCTGTTCTTGGGAACTGTCTGTAGTACTCATTTAAGGCATCTGCATCGCTTTTAAGAGACTTTACCTCCGCTTCCCAGTAATTTATAGCACCGTTCTTAATAAGCCTATTATCGACTCCCATTACAGGGGTTTCAGGTTTATTAAATACAGGCATACCGTATCTATCTATAAAGCCCTCCATATTCCATTCCATTGGAATGAAAAGCTTATAGAGACCACTCTTAGTCTGTCCGTTGTCGTTACGATGTAATACATCAGAGTCTAGGTAAATATCCTTGTAGTTCTGACCACCCTTGCTAAGTGCATTCGAGGTTGACCCCATCATACACTTCCCTATTATCCTACTACCTAATCGTAAACAAGTCTTAGTTACACGCCAGTTATCTTTAATGTTATTTGGCTTTAACCATTTAGCACTCTCGTCATGTGCTAAGAACAATAGCTTTTCTCCATCATAACTGTTGTCATCTGTGTTCTTCCAATCTATAGATGTATCTAGTCCGTCTACCTCAGTATCATCAGCCTCATACATATTCTTTTTAGTAATCTTAGATGCAGGTACTCTAAACGCAAGCTCAGTCTTTGGCTTGTCCATACCATCCATAATTGGTCTAAAAAAGAACGGTAGTCTTACGTTGATTGGAACTACCTTGTCCGTAAACATCTTCTTAGCATCTGCTCCTGTCTTAGATAGTATTCCAATCCTAGAGTCACGAGCTAATGTACCTATGTTCACACATTCGGAGGATGTCATAAATGAGAACCCTGAACGTCTAATCTTTAGGTATATCATCCCAAAGCTTCTGTCATCAGCCTTACACGCTTCCCAAAATATCCAATAGATTCTATTAGCCTCTCTATAATCAGGATACCCTATGTCAATAGATGACCATTGCAGGTACATATAATGAGAACCTGTGATGTATGTAGGCTTGCCATTATTTGCAAACCAAAACCCCTTCTCTCTATAGTCAAACTCTTCTTCTATGTAATCTACCCATTTGTCCTTAAATGCAGATGGCTTATCGTTCCATTGGAATATAGACTGTATTCTTGCGAGTTCTTTTGGCAACTCTTGTCTCTCCCAATACTGCTGTTCTTTCTTATCGTGGCGTTTATAATACTTATCAGGAGCTTTAGGTAAACCTATAATAAAACCTTCTATAGATACAACTTCGCCTAGCGTACCGTCTTTTGAGATTATAACAATGTCATACTTCTCATCGTACCCATACTTCCAAGACTTTGCCTTATTCTTACTTGTATATACCGCTTTAGGTATATAGTCGTTAAGTACTACGTACAGATTACTTATTAGACCTTCTTTCTGCAAATCCTTGTTTAGTCGCTGTTTTACTTTCTCCTTTTTTAGATTCTTCGATATTCTCTCGCTCCAATTCTATTCTGTTCAATATCTCGAATGCATCAAATATAGCTAACTTTTTAGTTGCCGCTGCATTTTTTAATCTATCCGCAGACAAATCATCACCTTCGTCATCCTTTTTAATGATATCCTCCTCAGCAACTTTAATCAACTGCTCAACTGCTCGATGCCCTGCTTGTATAATTCTTAGCTTAGTTTCTATTACAGTCATAGTTTCATTGTTATCTGATGGTCAAATATGCGATACAGCTTCTCGTCATCCACAGTAAACTCATACTCATTCTCTGGAGCAAAACTAACTTTGTCTCCATCTTGCACCCCCATAGACAGAAGATACTTATTAGGGTATCTCATTATGCCAACTAAGGGTTCTTCTTTAGTATTCTTGAATATAATAGATTCCTCTTTAGGAAGTGGTTTAATAAAACAATATCTATCGTGAGCAGCCCATTTATTATTATGCTTATACAGAAAGAACTGCTCATTATCTACAAAAAACAAATCATCCTTAAAGAAGCTTCTACCGCTTCTTTGGTTGCCTTTCATATCATTATAAAATTTGAATACATTGTGATGCACTAGCAAGTGGTCGCCAACTGCAACCTCTCCATCATAGCCAATAGGCAATTCAACAACCTCAGCATATCGGTTAGCGAACTTATGGTCCTCCTCTGATGTGCTTACTACAAGTTCAATATCTCCTATCGTTCTTGTATTGTCGTATCTCTTACCCTTTAATGGCTTTACTATAAAGTAAAACGGTGATTTCATTAAAAGTTTATGTCGTATTCAATAGATATAGGCACAGTATCTGAGAACTCTTTCCATAGGAATATCTCATTTTTTAACTGTATCCAAATTTCTATTGAACTCTTATTATTAAATTTGATTAAATGTATTTTATGTGTGCTGTTTAAAACATCTTGCCCTACTAAGTAGTGCATAGCCCCAGACTTGTAATCAGGTCCTATTGATATCTTTCTAATTGCTCCCATTACTAAAACTATATGTGTAAATAGCAGCTGATTTCTCAACTAAAATAACAGATGCGTATATTGGATATGTGCTAGTTATTGCCATTTTATTAATTGCAAATATAAAACTTTTATAATTACCTTTGCTAAATGCAATATCTTAGATTTTATATCGTGTCAATACTACTACTAGCTATAATATGTTTTTGCCTATTTATGGATGTCACAAAAAATAAAGAAATTGTGACACCTAAGCCTATTATTCTAACGAATACAGATACCATATACCAAGATATAGAGCGATTAAAAATAAAATCAGATACAATCAAAATAAAATATGAAACAAAGATTAATGCTTATCACTCTGCTCCTACTGACGGCAGGGTACAGTTATTCTCAGACCGTATTAATAGACAATAACTCTGGCGATACAACTATTTGCATAACCATCCCACAGATGGATAGAATCTACATAGAGTTGCTTCAAAAAGATAGTTTAATGGAGCAAGCTCAAATAAGCAACGCTAAGGAACTTTTACTATACCAAGTAATAGATAGTAACAAAAAAAATATAGACTTCTTAGAAACGCTTATATACACTACTAACTCTGAAAATATAGGTTTGCACTTGGAGAACGAGAATCAAAAGATTCAGATAAAGACTAATCGTACTATCTCGTTCCTAGCTATTGTAACACTATTTTTATTTATAGCTTTATAAGTGCAGTAAAACGCTCTTTTGATACGCAAATATTCGGTATTATACGTAATTGCAGCCCAAAGTGTAGTATAATGTACTTTTATATGCTTTAATTCGGATAATGTCGGAATTATGCTACTTAATTTTGCACAATAAACCTTGCCGATATATTGTGCATTTTTTAACTGCATGAAGTTTTAGGAAAAATTCATGCAGATTATTTTCTTAATTCAAAATGCATAAAATCGTACCCCTTCTCTATTCCTAGATTTATAAATCCATTCTTGTAGAATACGTCCATCATCTTTTGATATTCAGGTCTAGCAAACCTAGCAGTCTTGGCAGTTTCTTTTAACTTGTTTCGTGCCGGGTCTAAATCGACTGCTATCCCCCAGGCGTGTTTTGACCAGCTTGTTCCGCCTCGCATTTTGCGGTAGTTGAAGCACCCACCAAATAAATCTATCCCTAGTCTTTCAATCTCTGCCATGCCATACTCAGCTAACAAATCATTGAATACATCTAAGAACTTATCAGCTGCTAGTTTATGGCAGCTCATTCGTTTTACTTTAGTATCTAAGTCCCACGCCAAACGCATTGGATAAGGTAATAAAATTGTAGTCAAATAACCCTCACCGGTTTCATTGGGCTTGCCGTACTTCTTAACAATGTCATTTGTGGTCATCATTTCTTCAATCGTTCTACAATGTTAGTCACCCCTTCAATTGCTATGTAAGCGGTTGAAATAATCACCCAGTCTTCAGACCTTACAGAATTAGTAAATAACCCAATGGATGCCACCACAAACACTGTTAATTTGCGGCTTACCCACTTGGATAGGATAAGGTCAATCTTTTCCTTTCGGCTCATTCTTATTTTCTTTTCTTAATTTAATCAACCTTTCGATTGTGTACCAAATGGAAAGGGATAATAGAATGAATTTCATTGCAACATCAATATCACTAAATGACACTGCAAAAGAAAAAATGTTAAGTACGTATAATTTCAAATCAGATAATAGCATTACAATTCAATTTCTGGAATAA